TTTGATTTCGACAGGGCTTGTGCATTACATGAAGACCATCAACAACGCATGACAGAGATTGAAGACACACTCAGAGAACTGTTTAAACCGATTGTTACAGAACGCATATCGGAGAAGACAGGTAAGCGTCTGAAGGATGATGTTCAGGTCTTTAACGTAGGGTCTAGGCAACAAGTAGCAGAGCGTCTGTCGGGGCTTGGCGCAGTCTGGAAAGACAAGACACCTACAGGCAAGCCAGTTGTAGACGAGGGTTCTTTGAAGGCTAACGATCATATACCAGAGGCACGGCTGGTGCTAGAATACATGACGCTACAGAAACGGTTAAGTATGTTGGCATCATGGCTCAATGCTTATGAGAACGATGGTCGCATACACGGAAGCGTCAACCCATGCGGCGCTGTGACTGGAAGGATGACACACAACAGTCCTAACATGGCACAGATCCCATCGGACAAAACGTACCGCGCTTGTTTCATCCCTGCGAAGGGTCGTGTTCTTATTGGTGTTGATGCTTCACAGTTGGAGTTGAGATGTCTAGCACATTATATGAAGGATGAGGAGTACATTAATGAAGTCATCAGTGGAGATATTCACACTACTAACCAACATGCAGCGGGACTTTCGACTAGAGATGCAGCAAAAACTTTCATCTATGCTTTCATCTACGGAGCAGCCAACGCAAGACTCGGATCTATCCTCGGAGGAAATACAAAGGATGGTAAACGAGCTAGAGAGAAACTGCTTCGCAACTTGCCAGCTCTTGGCTCTCTTATCGACAGAGTGCAGCGACTTGCTGATAACGGAAGCGTTCCAGGAATCGACGGTAGGAGACTTAGGATCAGAACAGCACACGCTGCATTGAACACTCTCCTGCAGGGTTGTGGTGCTATCATTATGAAGAAGGCTTTAGTGCTAGCTATGGAGAAGCTGGACAGGAGCCGTTGTAAGTTGGTTGCTAGTGTTCACGATGAGTATCAGTTTGAAGCTGACCCTGACTATGCAAAGGATGTTGGAGAGACTGTAGTGCAGGCTATAATAGATGCTGGCACTGAGCTGGGTATGCGCTGCCCTATGGACGGTGAATATAAAATCGGTAATAGTTGGGCAGAAACACATTAAAGTTTGACAAACAAAACAGAACTGTGTTATACTATACGTATAGTAACAAAGAACAGGAGAGCAGTAGTGGATAATTTAACGAGACTAGAGCTGATATGGTCACAACGCTGTGCAATTAGACAGCAGATGATCCTATCAGATTTCTGGACAGCCTACATAACTAACACAGGAGAACCAGTAAACCCACAGCTACGAGAGTTTTACGATTCAAGGATGGATGTACTTCAGGATGAATCAGATACGATTCAACAACAACTAAACGAGGAAATATAATATGACCGAATTAAAACCATTGACAGTTAAGGGCACTCTTTACTGGGTAGAACGTGACCGCCTTAACAAGTTCAGCAACAAGTACCAGATTGTTCTTGGCAATCTATCTGAGGAGGCTGTTGCAGCCTTTGAAGAACGCGGGATAGTACCTGCTAACAAAGGTAATGACCAAGGATACTTTATTACTTGTAAGTCTAACAATCCAATCCATATCCAGGATGCTGATGGACAACCAATACCAGATGATGTACTTATAGGTAATGGGTCTAAGGCAGTATGCGTAGTTAGTTATTTTGACTGGAGTGTTGGAGAGGGACGCAGCCCTTCCTTGGTACGTTGTAAGGTAACAGAGCTGGTTAAGTACGAGTCAGACATTGATGAAGAGGAAGCCCTATGATCTTAATTGATGGGGACATTGTAGCTTATAAGTGTGCTTACAAGGCTCAAGACGACCGCCCTAAGTATGCAGCTTATACAGCTAGTAGTTATCTCAGTGACCTCATCAGTGATCTTTATGTTAAGCTCAAGGACGAGCCTGACTACTTAGTGTATCTCTCTGGGAGGTCTGAGGGTAACTTTAGACATAAGCACGCAGTGACTGCTGGATACAAGGAAAACAGGAAGGACAAGGAGAAACCTAAACACCTTTCGGTAATTAGAGATCACCTGATAGAGAACTGGAATGCAATCGTGAGTACGGACTGCGAAGCCGATGACCTGATTGCAACCGCCGCAACAGAAACTAAGGGATCTGTTATTGTCTCGGTTGACAAGGACTTCGATCAAATACCTGGATTGCACTACAACCCTAACAAAAAAGAACTTTATGATGTATCTGAGGAGGAGGCAGTTAGGTTTCTTTATGAGCAGATCCTGACTGGTGATCGTGTTGATAACATTATCGGTATCTACGGTGTAGGCCCAGTGAAAGCGCGTAAGGTGCTGGCTGAGTGCTCGACTGAGCTGGAGATGTTTGAGAAGTGTGTTGAGATGTATGAGGGGAGTCGTGAGAGGGTGATCGAGAATGCTCGGTTGTTATATCTGCGTAGGGCTGAGGGTGAACTCTGGGAACCTCCCCATATCACATAGGAAACTATTATGAGTAAACGAAACAGACACACAGGTAAATGTAATGCATACAGAACAAGAATACTAGAGACCGGAAAGGTAGTTAAGGACTCAAAAGGGTCGGTCTATATGCAGTGCCGATACACTGGAACACTTGTTAGGACGGAGGTAAGACGATGACGGAAGAGGAGAGAAACGAGATGAGTTTCATATTGTCAAAGTGGTTCACGTTACCTCCCTTGATTAAGTCAGACATTTTAAGGATAGACATATCAGAACCTACACACGCTAAGTATCCTCTAAGTAAATATTGGTCGTTCGTCAAAGGAAGCGGTAACGATTGTTATACTACAAAGAAATTCCGAACACTTAAAACACATCTATTCGGGGCTGACTTATGAGAAGGACACTGAGCAACGTACCTTCGGGTTACGACTCATGGCTTGAATGGGATCTGTTCCAGGAGCTGAAGGCGTGTGAGTATCATCCATGTACCGTTGCATATATACAGGAGAAGAACTATCACCCAGACTTCGTATTCTTTGATGGCTCTAACACAATCTACATAGAAGCTAAGGGACGCTTTCGTGAGCAATCAGAGGCTCGGAAGTACATAGATGTTCGTAGCTGTCTTGGGCCTGAAGAGGAGCTGGTGTTTGTTTTCCAACGTCCTCAGAACTCTATGCCTCATGCAAAGAAACGTAAAGATGGAACTAAACGAACACATGGCGAGTGGGCTACCTATCATGGGTTTAGGTGGTTTACTCCCAAGACTATGCCAGAGGAGTGGAAGCAATGAAGAAGATAACAATGGATGGGTCTTATAAGACTAGGAACGGCAGAGCTGTGGAAATACTACGCACTAATATCAACACTGAACACTACAAGGTAGCAGCTTTGGTTACAGACAGTGATGGAAAGGAGGTAGTAGAGACTTACCGCGCTGATGGTTGTTATATGAACAATGGCGAGCTGTCTAATTGGGACTTAGTAGAAGCACCCACAGTTGTCTATGTTAATCTGCATAGAAATGGCAATGCTTACTGGTACGGTACTAAAGCAGAGGCGCAAGTCAAAGCAGGCGTACATAATATAGCCATAGCAGTACCAGTGGAGGTCTCACTATGAAGCGCCACCTAGTTATTCCGGATGCTCAGGTCAAACCAGGAAACACCATTGAACACCTCACTTGGGCTGGTAAGTACGCAGTTGCAACAAAGCCTGACGTTATAGTAGTCATTGGAGACTGGTGGGATATGCCTTCGCTGTCCAGTTATGACGTAGGTAAGAAATCTTTTGAGGGTCGGCGCTACTCTGCTGATGTTAAGGCTGGCAACAAAGCTATGGATGCTTTTCTGGAGCCTATACTGAAGGAGAGTCAACGGCTGCGAGAACAGAAACGTAAGCGATGGAAGCCCCGTATGGTATTTACTATGGGTAACCACGAGGAACGTATTAACAGAGCTGTTGAGAACGACCCAAAGCTGGAAGGGCTAATGAGCTTTGCAGATTTAAACCTTGGACGCTTTGAGGTTTATGATTATCTAAAGCCAGTCATTATAGATGGTATTGCCTACTGCCATTACTTTACCAGTGGTGTTATGGGTAGACCTGTATCAAGTGCTAGGGCGTTGCTGCAAAAGAAACACATGTCTTGCGTGATGGGACATGTACAGGATCGGGACATTGCATTTACTAAGGACGCTGCAGGTAGTCGTATGACTGGACTCTTTGCAGGTATCTTTTATCAACATGATGAAGAATATCTTAACGCACAGACTAATGGTTCTTGGTCAGGTATCTGGACTTTCAACGAGGTGAAGGACGGTTCCTTTGATGAGCTTCCTGTGAGCATGACTTACCTGCGTAGGAAGTATGGAGGTAAAGATGTCAAGGACGTTTGATGAGCTACTTGAATACCTAGCTGAACAGATCGACGAGGTAACTTTGTTAGAGGTGTTAGAGATAACCTCCTACGATATTGTTGAGAGGTTCGAGGATAAAATTAAAGATAAGGAGTGGAAATTTAATGACGAGACTGAATGATGTTAGTCCTGGAGAGTGGTCACTGTCACACGCTAAGTGGAGAGCCGATAGAGGGCAGCAAAAGGCACCGCTTGAGAGGCGTGTTAATGATAATGGCGTTAGCCTTGGGAGACGTATTGATGATCTACACGACCCTGAAGCGATGCTTGATAGCCCAACACAGTCTTTACCTAGAGGCTTCACTGATGCTGAGATTACACAATCAGTTGCACGTTATGCA